CAGTCCTCGTTACATCCGACCTCCAGTCGCTCTCCGACCGAGGTCCCAGATACCTAGGTGAAGACCAGGCACAGCTCACAAAGAGCGGACCAGCCTCCCTAGTCTTCAACCTAATTTCCTCAGTAATCTTAGTCACAGGCCGAAGCGACCAGCCTTCAGGAATCCTATCCTGCTCAAGGCGGGACACCTTGGGCGGCAAGGGCTTTTCAACCCCTTTCGGTAGAGAGAGATAAAACACCTCTCTCTCCCAAAGACCAGAAGCTATGAGCTCCGACTTAGTTACACGGACACCAAGACCCCTAGTGAGGGATCGCCTCGATGCCAACACGTACTTTCGGTTCTGTTGCAAGAACCGGATACGCAACTTACTCCTACGATCACCAGAGAAGCCGGGAGCGAAAGATCGAAATCTTCCGGCAACACTCTCGACTCCACCGCATTCGGCTCGGTAACCGAATGCGGTGGATCGAATCATAGGGATAAGTTTAGGCTTAGATACCCCATCCACGCCTGCCTTAAACAAGCATGAATTGAGTGAAAAAAACCTACGATGGACCAAGGTCTTCCCCCGACTAAGGGTCAGGCCGCAATTCTGTACCTCTTCCATCCAACGACTAGCCTCCCGCTCGGTCGAGCGAAAGACGATATCGTCCCCGTTTACCCTAACCGGGCCTCTGCACTTAGAGAAGAACCTGAACCCCAGGTAATTCACAAGGCAAAGGAGTGGAAAAGACAGTAGGTTCCCCATCAGTTGACCTGTCTCCTGATGAAACGTTTCCATTTCACCAACATCGTTCTTTACCTCCAACACGCTCCGAAGCATGGAGGGGGCAGACTCAAGGATTCCTTTCGGAACCGAGATGGTCTGCGCGAGAATAAGATCCAAAATCTCACGCTGGAGGTGTCCGTTCAAATTGTCAGTCGCAGATTCATAGTCTCCACTGACGAACACCTCACCATCCCGAGAGTAAAACTCCTTGAATCTAGATGCTTTGGCTTCTCCACGGAGAAGCCAAGGAAACATAGACAAGTGGTTATACATAGCACTATGGAGAGGGCGGAAGAGATTGGCATTCACATCAGACACGGATACAATCCGATGCTTACCACCAGTCTCTACCGAAACAACCCGACTAGGCAGTAGTTGGACAGGCGTTTCGCGAGAAAGAACGTCCAGGGCATAATCCTGGTGGCCGTTCCAACGTTCCTTAATCCCATAGTACCGTGCACCGCCACGGGAAAGACCGAGTTGACGACAAGACTTCGCCGGAAGCGTGGCATTCAGGCACGCATTCGGGTACTTCGTCCTATCCCAACCCTTCGGAAACAACTTAGGCACAGTCCTACGCACATACGCCAAAAAGCGTTGATCCGGTTCCGAAGAAGGTTGAGCCATGCGACGAGCATAGGCAACAAGGTCAGGCTCTCCCGACGGGAGCACCTTACGGTGAAGAAACAATGACATAGCAATGGACATTCGAGAGTCAAGACTCAAGCCCAATGTCGGCCTATGCCAAAGGTGTTCCCTAGGATGTTCAAGAAATCCGCCGCAGAATTTCTTGACAAACGACAAGCGAGC